TTCTAATAAATGCCATAAAAATAATAAACAAATATATACTTTCTTATTCTAACTACTTAGTCAACAAAAACTAAGTGAAGATTAGCGAAAATTCATCATTTCCACTTTCGCTTGGTATTAATGTGTAAGGAATTTCCATTGTTAAAATTCCATCAGAATCTCCATAACTAATATCACCAAGATCTGCTTTGGTTGAAGTAAGTTGTACTTTATTACCTGCAGTAGTTCCATGTAAGAAAGCTAAGTTTCCTAATGTGCCATCTGTTTGTGCAGCAGTGAAGAAATCTTTAGTTCCTGGTTTTACAGCGTCAATAACAACTGAACCATTAGTTGCCCTATCAGTAAGCAAGACTTCTTTAGTACTTGCATTACCAATTACTTCTCTATATACAATACTGTTACCCAAATCCATTGATATTGAATTTAAACCAGATTGATGTCCATGAAGATTGAAACCAGATGTATTACCAGCTTTAAATAATAATGGTGTTGGTTGTTCGTTATAAGTAGGAGTTGACATTGAAGACAAGTCTATTGGAACTTCATAAATCCCAGTAAACGTAAAGTTTAGCTTCGGAATTTCACCAACGGATGCCTCTAATGCAACATTTCCTCGACACCCTCTAATTTTATGTAGGATATTTTCATTAGTTAAACTACCACCTATCTCTACAAAAATAGCAACAGAGCCAAACGCTGCACTTACTGGAGCATATGTGACAGATGTATTAAGAGATTTAGTTTCATCTAATCCACACGCGAGTAACGCTTTGGAATAGCCAGGAGCCGTACCTGCTGTGCCCGATCCTACTAATTCAACTGAAAAAGAAAGTTCTACTCTTGAGTTTGCTAATAATTGTTCTGATGCACCTAGATATGGTCTTACATAATCTCTCGAAACAACATCACTAGCTATTGGAGTAACACTCAATTCAGTTACCAATACAGCATCTGCTCCTTGAGGAGTAATATTGCTATTATTGTAACTATCTTCTGTCTCAATCAGAATCGACTGTTTCCTTGTCTGTAGTGCCATCAGTTGTTACCTCTGTTTTGGTTTGAATTTGAAATGGAAGTGTTTGCTTGATAAGCTTGCGTTTACCAGTTTTTGGATCTAGTAGGTAACTCCCACCTTCTCCAGGATTTTCATTACTCATTGTAATAAAAAAGTCGATTATAGGTATAGCTTATATTGTAATTCATTAAGTCAAATTATTATAAGCACTTCTGTAATCAATTTCATACTCACAAGTTACTATTCCAGCAGGAGTATCAGCTTCTACAGCTTCAAAAGATACTGTTGATGGTCTTACATCTATACATAAACCACCTAATGTAGGATCAGTAACTATCTTGGTATGTAAACTTTGCACGGTTGCATCTGCTTTAGTATCTGGAGTTTTATGTCTAACAATAACTATTACTCTAATTCTTAAAGTCCAATTTAAAATATCTATAGTGCCATTTCTAACGGTTGGGTTATCAGTTGTAAATTCTAAAACAATGCTAGGAGTTTCAGATTTAGCTAATGCTGAAACTCTGTTTCTGTATATGCGAGTTCCTACACCAGTTGTTCCTGCAAGCAATGTTTTTATTTTTGCTAATATTTGTTCTCTTTTACTCGTCATCTTCGTTCTTACTTAAAAGTACTTTAGATAATTTACCATCATCTATTTTTCTCATATGTCTAACTGTATATTCAATATCATTTATTAATAATGTTTTATCAAAAATTGCTGTTGTAAAATCACCTGTTTTTACTGTTAATTCATAATCAGTTGTTAATACTCTTCCATCAGCTACTACTTCATCAGGTTCATCTAACTGACCAAAATATTTTTTATTTTCATAGATGATTTCATCTCTAAAATCTCCAAAGAATACATCTAAATTTTCTTCAAAAGCCATAAGAAAAGCCCCAATAAAGGGGCAATAATTTTAACCGTATTTCTTCAAGCCAAGGCCAGTTACAGAAAGATCAAATGTAGGAGAAGATCCACCAATTGTGAATTTAACTCTTACATATCTTTTGCATTCATCAGCACTGATAGATAATTTCTGTGTTGATGCTGAACCTGTTACTTGAGTAAAAGCTGCTCCTGATAAAGCTCCAAAAGTAGAGTTATCATCAGAATCTTCAATCGTCACATCTAAGGTAGGAGAAGATCCACCACCCGCAGCAGAATCAAGAATAAAAAGAATGTCTCCTTCGTATCCTTGAAGATCAATACCTGTACCGTTACCAGTAGCAGTTTTTGTTGAAGTACCTAGTCCTGATAAGGTTTCTAGTCTTTCTAAATTAAGTCTGTTTAAGCCCATTGTCTTTGTCGTTATCAACTGTTGGTTTAGGTTTAGGTTTTGCTTTTGCTTTAGGCTTTGGCTTGGCAGTTTCTACAACTGCTTTACCGCTGCCGATAAGGGTTCTGGCTAAATCTTCGTCAACGTCTAAAGAAACTCCAGAGTCCTTATGGACTCCAGAGATCATCACGTTTCTGATTAATTTAACTTTCATATTATGTTGCGAAACAAAATGCGCCTGCTTGTCTGACCGCGTAGTCAATATCCTGGAGCGCAATTATTCTTACAGTACCCGCTGTTGCACCCGCAAATGGATCAACAGTTAGATCTAAACCAGACCACATACCTACAATGAACTGACTGAAGTCACCAAAGATGGCATCGTTATTAGCTAGTTGGTTTGAAACAATAGCGTCATAACCATTAATCTGATTGTTTTCGAATACGAAATTAGCAGTAGATGTACTTGTCTTTTCTGTTGACTTTAAAGCACCTCTAGCAGAAGCATTGATAAGATACTTCATTGCATTACCCTCTGCATTTGCAACCGCAACATCGGTTTCCATAGCTATGTACTCGGAGAAAGATCCAAAGGATGTTAAGGACTGAGAGCCAATACCACTTGTATCTTTAAGACCTAATGGTTGGTTAGAAGAACCTGTTCCATAGATAGCTGTACGATCTAGCTCAAGAGCAATCTTCTTAGCAATGTCATCTCTAACAAATGCTTCAATATCGATTGAAGATTGTAAAAGAGTTCTTCTAGTAAAGTCAGTGAAAGCACCAATTGTCTTTGGTGTCATTGAAATTTGCGTAAAGCTTTGCTGACCCTCTGTGGGCGCACCGCCTTCTCCGACCCAGTAAGCGGAAGTTGTCCCATCTTGCTTCGGAATACTAATGTTCCCTTCTAGCCCAGTAAGCATGGTTACCCCTGCTTCCATGATAGCCATCTTATTCCTCAAGATTTCTATGAAAGAACCGCTGAGAAGCTCTGTGCTAACTAAGTTTCCACCATCAGCAGCAGTGCCAACATTCAAATCCCTTTTTAGGACTTCGTTAGGAATTAATATGCCTTTTGCAGGTCTACCGTAACGCTTTGCTGCTTCCTCAGAAACTTCGCGCTCATATGTAGCTGCTTCTTGTGCAGTCTTATCAGCAGGGTTTGCTAAAGCATTGATAGCTCTTAAGAATGAGAAACTTTGTGCTTCTTTTTTGTCTAAGAACTCTTCAGATTTCTTACCTTCAATTTCCATGTCGGTTGAACGAATAGGTGTAACTTTTTTATTTTTTACAAGATCTAAAATTGCAGATCTTGCTTCGGTTGCAGACTTACCAGACTGAATTAATGACTCTGTAAGTTCATCTGCACCATACTCTCTAAATTCACGACATGTTGAAGTGATTTCAGCAATACGAGCGTTGTTCTCATCTAAGGCACGTTGAACTTCAGCCTTTAGATCGATTTCAACTGACGGCTTTGTTTCCACCGCAGTTTCTTTAGTTGTTTCTTCCATAGACGGATTTGAATGTGCGGTGGTTACCGCTGAACGAATCTCCTTTTCAGAAGATTTAACATTAATAATAATGTCTTCTTCTTCTAAAGTAACATTTTCTGACGAAATATTCTCTACTAAAGACCTTCCAAACCCGACTGAGTTATCAGCAGGGATCGTTGCTAGGCTAATCTCATGTGGAGTCCAACGGGTAGCTCTTAACCCAGTGTCAGTTTCTTCCACTTCGTCCAAACTGTACCCAAAGGATATCCCTCTGAATATTCCGTCTTTAACGTCTTCTAAGACTTCTGTAGCAAATTTAGAGCGAGAGAAGCGAATTTTAGCGTAACCACGTTTGTCTGTAGGTGAAATTACCGCAGACTCGACTACTCCTAGAACGCGATTGGGATCATGATTGAAGAGGAACGGTGCTGCTCCATTTAATCTTTCTAAATTTGCACTTCCTTCTTCGTGGCTTAACACTTCGTCACCAAAGAACCTACGAACTGGTGCTTCTGATGAAAAAGGAAACTCAAAAATCCTTGCTTTTTTCTGATCGAAGTCTGTAACTTCTTTTCTTTCAAGCTTATCGTCTGATGTGATAACTCTGATTGGAGCTATCTTTGTTAAAGTTGAAAACTTATGCCCAACTTTCCTATCTGTTGCTTCACCATTTCTATAAAGAGTGATTAAAGCAGCAGGGTCATCAGGTGTTCCTGTAATAGTAAAAGAAGAGTCTGGTACATCAATAGAACCATCTCTAACAATACGAGTAATTTTTCCTCGCGCTGTACCTCCGCTCGAAGACCAAGAAACAAAATCTCCTGTCTTCAAAGCGTCAGGTGCTGCGCGTTCTTCTGTCTGTTCAGACATAATACGCTCCCTAGCTTTTTTAATTTGATTGGACTTTGTGCGCGACCATGATTGACCCGCATCTCCGCCCCAAGCAGCCCAAGCGACTCTCCCGTTACTGGGATAGCCGTCTTCGCCTGGACGGAAACCTTTGCCCGATTTGTCACTTTCATGGCGGG